GAGATGAATGGTAACAATGCTGCGTCTCAAGAAGAAGCTGCTGCACAAGCTCAACTTAATACAGAGACTGAACTTAAAGCAGAGTATGGACCACAATTTGCCAAGAGACTTGACCAGGCTAAAAAGCTTGCAGTTAATTCTTTAGGATCAGAATTTTTAGAAAATACTTATTTACAAGATGGATCAAGACTTGGAGACAATATTAAAGTCATAAAAGCTTTTTCTGAATTAGCAGATAAATTATCTGAAGATGAAATTATCCAAGGCGATGGATCTGAATATATGACTGCTAAAGACATCGAAAAAGAGATTAACGAACTAACTCAAGAAGGATCTGCTTATTGGAGCAAAACGCATCCAAATCATAATAAAGCAGTTCAAGAAGTCTTGAAGTTGAGAGAGATGTTAAATGGCTAATGAAAAATTTGAGCCAGGCGAAATAATAACAGACACAGAAGTTAGACTTGAATGTTTAAGACTAGCAACTGAATTTGGTCCAGAGAATGATCGTAGAGATCCTCTTCCAATAGCTGAAAGTTATTTTGACTGGGTTATACAAAGTTCAAAGCGACAACCTGAAAAGACCGCTAAGAAAAAAGACAAAGTGAAGTCTTAAAATTTACAGATACGACCTCCTCTTGGAGACAATCAAGTCGATTAAATCAACCACAACATAAGGAGGTTTGACAATGTCAAATCAAATTACTACAGCTTTTGTACAGCAGTATTCAAACAATGTACAAATGCTATCACAACAAAAAGGCTCATTACTGAGATCTGCTGTTGATGTTGAAACTGTTGTTGGCAAAAATGCATTTTTCGACCAAGTCGGAAGTGCTCTTGCAGTTAAAAGAACTACAAGACATGCTGACACTCCACAGATGGATACACCACATGCAAGAAGAAGAGTTAGCCTTGTGGATTACGAGTATGCGGATCTTATCGATAATCAAGATAAAATTCGGACGCTTATTGATCCTACATCTAGTTATGCCTCTGCGGCTGCGTTCGCATTAGGTAGAGCACAAGACGATGAAATCATCGCTTCATTATCTGGAACAGCATTTACAGGAGAGACTGGATCTACATCTACTGCTCTTCCATCTGCTCAAAAGATAACTGAAAGTGGTACTGATGGTTTAACGATTGCAAAATTAAGAAGTGCAAAAGAACTTCTTGATGCAGCATCTGTTGATCCATCAATTACTAGATACATTGCTGTTGGACCCAGACAGATAACTGACCTTTTGGGAACTACAGAAGTTACATCTAGTGATTTCAACTCTGTAAAAGCTTTAGCGAATGGAGAAGTTAATTCATTCCTTGGCTTCAACTTTATCGTTTCTAACAGATTGAGTATTGCTTCATCTAAAAGACTTTGCCTAGTTTGGGCAATGGATGGATGCAAGATGGCTATCGGTCAAGATTTGATGACTAGAATTGATGAGAGATCTGACAAAGGTTATGCTCATCAAGTTTATGTATGTCAATCGATTGGTGCAACTCGTATGGAAGAAGAAAAAGTTGTAACAATTCAAGCTCATGAAGCGTAATCAATAGGAGGATATATTATGGGAACTAAAAATACAGACCTAGTAGCTAATTTTGAAGCTAGTCCTTCAGTTGCTAATAGTGCTGCTGAACTACATGGAGTTTTAAGAACTGCACATGGAACAGTAGAACTGGCTTCTGGCGATAGTGATGATAACGATATTGTTATGTTAGCACCTATTCCATCTAATGCTGCTGTACCAAGTTTATTCATTGGTTCAGATACATTAGGCGGATCGTGTACTTTCAATGTTGGAATTTACACTTCAGCTGGTGTAGTTAAAGACGAAGATGTATTCGCATCTCTAGTAGCAGATGCTGCTGGTATGGCGGATGTTCGTTTTGAAGCTGCCAATATAGATACAGCTGGTAAAAAAATGTATGAGTTAGCTGGAGATAGTACAGATCCAGGCGGTTATTATTACATCGCTGCTACAATGGCAGCCGATGGTCAAACTGCTGGAACTATGTCTTGGAACATTTCATACGTTGTGAACTAGACCAAATAATTTTGTTTGGCGGATGAAATACTCCGCCAGGCAATAGTCAAATGGCAAGAACAATTTCAAGAAATAAAAAGAATTATAGACCTACTAAAAAAGGTGCTGGAATGACAAAGGCTGGAGTAAAAGCTTATCGAAGAGCTAATCCAGGATCAAAATTAAAAACCGCAGTAACTGGTAAAGTTAAAAAAGGATCAAAGGCTGCAAAAAGAAGAAAATCATATTGTGCAAGATCTTTAGGACAACTGAAACGATCTTCTGCAAAAACTAAAAATAATCCAAACTCAAGGATCAGACAAGCTAGACGAAGATGGAAATGCTAAAATGAAATATATTATAATTCTATACATGTGTTCTTTTTCAACATCTCCTCCTCAATGTATGCCTGGACAAGTTTTAGGAATAGAATTTAATACTTATGACCAATGTATTTTAGAAGGTTACTTACAGTCTTATAAAAATCTAAAAAAATTAAGTAGTGAAGAAATAAATAATAATCAATTAGCAATCAAATTCGATTGTAAAGAAATCAAGGTGGAGAATATTTAATGGCAAGTGCAGTAGATATAGCAAATTCAGCTCTTAACTTATTAGGAGCATCAACAATTTCAGCATTCACAGATGATAGTAAAAATGCAAGATTAGTTAATCAAAGATATGAGCCAGTAAGAAATAGAGTATTCAGATCTCATGCTTGGAATTGCTTACACAAAAGAGTTCAATTAGCTCAAAACAGTACAGCTCCAGTAGTAGAATATTCTCATGCTTATGCTTTACCTTCAGATTGTTTAAGAGTTTTAAAGGTCCATAATGGAACTACTGACAGTATTAAATCAGCTATTGATTATAAATTAGAGAGTAGAAATATTGTAACTGATGAAGGAACAATTTTTTTAATCTATATAGCTTTAGATACTGATCCAAACAATTACGATACTTATTTACAGGAAAGTATCTCACATCAACTGGCTGCTGATTTAGCTTATGCAGTTACAAACAATGCAACTCTAGCAAATAATTATATGACTAGAGCAGATGAAAGATTAAGAGAGGCAAGATTTATAGATGCAACGGAAAATTCATTAGGAACTATAGAAAGTTCAGAATTTACAGATGCAAGATTATAATGTCCAAATCATCATTTGATCCAAGATTATTAGAAAAATATTCAGAGCCTAAATCACTTCTTCATTTTCAATGGGGAGATGACACTAAAGTTTATCGATACGCATTAGTAGAAATTATTAACGAAGATGAAATTGATCCTACTTCTAAATGTAAAAGAGAAGAACAAGGATTAAGCCAACAAGAAATATTTAAAAAGATATGCCAAGAACAACACTAGCTTTAACATCTTTTGTATCTGGAGAATTTTCTCCGAAAATGGATGGAAGAACAGATTTTGAAAAATACAGTTCAGGTGCAAAAACCTTACAAAACTTTTTAGTTCAACCTCAAGGAGCTGCTACTAGAAGAGTTGGTACTCAATTTATTGCTGAAGTTAAATCTTCTGCTGCTAAAACAAGATTAATACCTTTTGAATTTTCAACAACTCAAACTTATATTTTAGAATTTGGAAATACTTATATTAGATTTTTTAAAGACAAAGGACAGATCTTATCTGGTGGATCAGCTTACGAAATATCTTCTCCTTATTTAACAGCAGAATTATTTGAAATTAAATTTGCTCAATCAGCAGATGTTATGTACATCACACATCCAAATCATGAAGTGATGAAGTTATCAAGAACTGGACATACTTCTTGGTCATTAACAGAAGTGGCATTTACAGATGGACCTTATCTTGCAACAAATACAACATCGACTACTTTAACTCCTTCTTCTGCATCAACTGGATCAAGAAATATAACTGCTTCAGCAACAACTGGCATCAATGGTGGTGTTGGTTGGTTAGCATCGGATGTTGGTAGAATATTAAAATTTAATGGTGGTAAAGCAAAAATTACAGCTAGAACAAATTCAACAGTTGCAGTTGCTACAGTTACAACAGCTTTCAGTAATACAAATGCTACTGCTGCTTTTAACCTGGGTGCATTTTCAGATACAACAGGCCATCCAAGCTGCGTAAGTTTCTTTGAACAAAGATTAGTATTTGCTGGAACAATAGATGAGCCACAAACTTTATTTTTCTCTAAAGCTGGAGATTATGAAAACATGACTACTGGAACTAACGCAGATGATGCTATGGTTTATACGATTGCATCAAATCAAGTTAATGCCATTAGATACATGAAAGCAGTAAGAACTTTAGTGGTTGGAACTACTGGAGGAGAATTTACAGTTTCAGCAGATGGAACAGATGCTAGTATAACTCCAACAAATGTAACTATTAAAAGACAGAGTTCTTTTGGATCAGCTAATGTGGATGCTATTCCAGCTGGTAACGCAATCTTGTTTTTACAGAAAGCAAAAAGAAAAATTAGAGAATTACAATACAACTTTGATAGTGATGGTTATCAAGCTCCAGATTTAACTATTTTAAATGAAACAGTTACTAATACTGGAATTAACGAAATGTCATATCAACAAGAACCAGGTAGTAATATTTGGTGTGTTAGAGATGATGGAGTTCTAGCTTGTCTTACTTATCAAAGAGCTGAAAATGTAACAGCCTGGTCAAGACATATTTTTGGTGGAGTATTTGGAAATGGCAATGCAGTATGTGAAAGTGTTGCTTCAATTTCTGGAGTTTTAACAGAAGATGAAGTTTGGGTTATTGTTAAGAGAACAATTAATGGTGCAACTAAAAGATTTGTTGAATGTTTTTCTGATTTCGATTTTGATGAAACAACAGCAACAGATTTTAAATTTTTAGATAGCCACCTCTCCTACTCTGGATCTGCTACAACTTCTTTATCTGGATTATCTCATTTGGAAGGACAAACAGTTTCAATACTTGCAGATGGTGCAGCTCATGCAAATAAAACTGTTAGCTCTGGTGCAATAACTTTAGACAGATCTGTTACTAAAGCATGTGTTGGTTTATCTTATGATAGCATTTTACAAACAATGAGAATTGAAGGTGGAGCTGCCGAAGGTACTTCACAAGGTAAAACAAAAAGAATTTCAAAAGTAGTTTTAAGATTGTTTGAAACAGTTGGTGTAAAAGTTGGACCTTCATTAACTAATCTTGAGACTATTCCTTTTAGAACAACTTCATCTCAATTAAGTAATCCTGTTGATACATTACTTTCTGGAGACAAAGAAATTGAATTTAACGATGACTACAATTCGGATGGCTTTATATTTATTAAACAAGATCAGCCTCTTCCTTGTTCAATATTAGCAATCTATCCAACTCTAGTTACATCGGATGGCTAACTTTATAATAATTCCTTACGAAAAACATCATGGCGATGAGATGGTTGAGTTTGGATTAAACCATAAATTGATGGATATAGATGCAAGTTATACAGAAAATAGAATTGATGCTAAAGTTTTTGGTCTCTCATTCACTTTATTGGCTGACAATGAGCCTATACTTTCTGGTGGGATTATTCCTCTTTGGAATGGAGTTGCTGAAGGCTGGGTTATGGCAAGCAAAAAAGTTCATAACTATAAAATTAAATCAGCTTCTGCGGTCAAAAGAAGATTAGATTTACTCTGTAAGAATAACGAAGTGTGGAGATTGCAAACAGCAGTCAAAGAAGAATTTACAACTGGTTTTCGGTTTGCCGAATGGCTTGGTTTAAAAAATGAAGGTTTGATGACCAAGTATGGTCCAGACCAAACTAACTATTATAGGATGGCAAAAATATATGAGTTTCATAGGTAATATAGCTGCTGGTCAAGCTGCTAAAACAATCGGTAAATATAATCAAAGTGTTGCTAATACAGAGGCAGAATTTGTTAAAAAGAAAGCAGATGCTCAACAAAAAACTTATGACAATATCGAAAAACCAAGATTTGTTGAAAAACAAAAACAAGATTTCTCAAATTTCTTTGTTGATGCTTTAAGAACTGGTGCTGAATATAGAGCTGGTACTACACCATTTTTAGTTGGAGTTAAAAATGCACAAACTCAATTATTTGATTTAGCAATGGCAGATCATAATCAAAAAGTTTTGCAAAATGATTTTGAAAACCAGAGCATTTTAATTACTGCCAGAGGAACAGGCGAAAGATTAAAAGGAGATCTAACTGCAAGATCTCAATACATGAAAGCAGCTGGAAGTCTTTTAACTATGGGTTACAAATCTCAACAAGCTGGATCATTGGTAATTACATAATGGCTAAATTACAAATTTTTAGTAGCACACAAAAAACTCAACAAAGTAAAGATGTTAATACATCAACTCTTGCTTTACCTTTGTCTTTAGCAACTCAGCAAGGTCAAGGAATAAATGCTATTACAAAAGCTATAGGCGATATTCAAAATGATTTATTAAAGATAGAAAGTCAAAATGCTGTTGATGCTGTAAAGCCACAAATTACAAAAGATATATTAAATATATACGAAGAAGCAACTAAAGCAGATGATACTGATAAGGCATTAACTATATTTTATAATAATACTTCTCCTAAAAATTTTGCACAATTATTAAAAGATAAAACTCCATTAGTTAAAAAAATATTAACAAGTGAAATATTAAAAGAAAGAGATGGATTAGTTCCAAAACTATTTAGCAAAGTTACAACTGAACAAACAAACAAATTTACAGTTAATTTAAACGACAAGTTTAATTCAGCTATTAGAAAGATGTTATCTTCAGATCAATCTGAAATGGGATTTGGAGCTATAGAATTTAATTCACTTATTAATAATAAATTATACGAAGATCAATTAGGTGCAAAAAATTATAAAAAAATAGTAGATGATGCACAGAAACTTAAAAATACATTACTGCTTGATTTAGATACGAAAATTAATCCTAAAGGTGTAATCAAAGATGAGCTTAAAATTGCAGAAGTTTTAGGAACTGATGCTGCTAAAGACTTGGTAGAAAAATCAAGAGTTACATTAAGAGATCAAAGAGTAAAAGAAGAAAGAGACGAAAGGTTTTTTGAATTAGCAGATGCTGAAACTAAAGTTGGTATATTTACTAATATTTTATTAAGAATTGATAATCATTTAAAAAATCCAACAGATCAAAATTCTTTAAATGAATTACCAACAGAAGCTGAACTTTATGATTTGCTAGACCAAGGTTTAATTAATGAGCCTATGTTTGCAAAGTTATCTGTTGCTATGACAGATGAAGATGGTTTTTCTGATGATGAAACATTGGCTATGATTACTACTCAAATTAATTCAGCTAATACTATTGAACAATTAGATGAAATTGAAAAGTCATACATTACAGATGTTGATACTCTTAAAGCATTAAACAATAGAGATTTAAGTTTATTTAGTGCTTATATTGGTAAAGCCAAAGGCAATTTTGAAAGCCACAAAGATTTTAAAGCATACTCAAAATTAATTGATACTAACATTGTAAATTTAGGAAATTTGAAAAAAAGATCTTCTGCAAAATTTGCAGAGAATTTAGCAACTAAAAAACAATTAATTCAAATGAGTTTTTACGACAAAGTTGCAAGAGGTATGTCTCCTAAAAATGCTTATTTAGATGTATTACAAAATGATTTTGCTTTTGATGCTATTCCTAATTTAAACTCAATACCTCTTCCATATTTTATGGGTAATCCAGAATATTTTAAAGAAATAACTAACGATCCTCAATTTATTAATAAACAAAATAAAGTAGCTGCTGAAATATTTAATAAATCAAACAAGACAAATAGAGATTTACAAAATTATTTATCTAATCTTGAGAAGATAGATTTTTTAGAAGATGTTTTTAAAATCAGAATGATACTTACAAACAATAACCTTGAAGAAGCAACTAAAGAAGGAATTGTTTCAACAATGCAATTACCAGATAATTTATAATGGCTGAAAATTTATTAGACACAGTTTATTTACCAGAAATAGATAAGAAGAATTTCTATGAAGGTAAGCCTTATCAACTTTTAAAAGAAAATAATAATGACACTTCACAGCTTGAAGGTTATCAAGAAAAATCTCAAGCACCTTTAGAGTTTGAAGATTTATCAACTTATACAGATAAAGAAGAGTGGATTGCAAAACATGCTGGTCCAGATGTACAAAAAGAATTTTTTAGTGCTCTTGGAGATTTTGTTTTAGATCTAGGTAAAGATGGAATTAGAAGTTTAGCTGTTGGTGCAACCAATGGAGTTGACTTTGCAGTTAATCTAGCTCCTACTCTAACTAAACTATATGATTTAGCTCCAGTACCATTTGGTGGTGGTGGTGTATTAGAAGCATCTGGTGTTCAAGAAGATATTATAACTAAAGCAACTAAAGCTTCAGATCAATTAGAAGATGCTAGAGAATTTTTAAAGAATTTTAAAGATGATGGAAATGTAGTCTCAAAGCTTGTCCAGGTTATGGGTCAAGATTTAATGTACTCAATGCCAATGTATAAAAAACTTAAATCAGTTGGTATTCCAACAGTTCCAGCATTTGTTATATCTGGTGGAGTTGGTGGTGCTATAGGTATTGAAAAGAAATTAAAATTTACTGGAGATGATAAAGAACAATATAACTCTACATTTACTCAAGATTTCTTTGGTAAAGATATTGCAGAATTTAAAAGATTAGTTGGAATACTACCTAATACTCCTTATGAAGAAATTGCTGATGAAGTAACTCAAGCTTTAGAATATGGAGCTTTTTCTTATGCCATACCAAAAGTAATAGATGGCTTAAAGTTTATGAAAAACAATATTCCATATTTTGCTGGAGGAGCTGCTGTTGCAACTATACCTACAGATGCAGAAGCTAATCCATTTAAGTCTATTGTTAAAGCTGTTACGAATGCACCAATTTTTAAATCAGCTGTTATAGATGCAGCAGAAAAAAAGATTACTAAAGGACCAGGACAACAAGTTTTTAATACAATTAAAAATACTCCTGGTGTTAAAGAAAGTGAATTAAAATGGATGGGTCTTGAGAATTTTTTAAAAGATAAAAAGAATGTAACTCAAGAAGAAGTATTAGAATTTATTAATGCAAATAAACTTGATGTTAATGAAAGAAGATTTGGTGCAGCTGACATGAAGCAAGGTCAAGTTAAACCTCTTAAAGATTTTTCAGATGAAGAGATAGGAAAATTAGAAGATAGAATCTTTGAAGATATTGAAAATGGTGTTGCAAGAGATGAGCATCGTTATGTTGCCGATCACATTGGATATTTAAGAGAGGCTAAATTTCAAAGATTAGATAATTTTAAAATAAGAAAAACTGAATTTAGTGAAGGTTTTGATGCACCAGATATAACTGACCAAAATTATAATATGGGCTCTTATATGAATGATAATTATTTATATAGAGCTGTTAGTGGCTTAGATGATTATGGAGAAGGTGCAATAGGATTTGATTATTGGGATAATACTTTTGGAGAATTTTACGAAGTCTTTACAATTAAAAGTAAAGGTACAAAAACATTAGTTGATGATGCGTTAGAATTACAACTTTATAAAAAGTTTGCTGAAGAACAAATGACACTTCCAGATGAGATGGTTAGAAATGCTGATGTTAATAGTGGCTTTCATATTCAAGCTGATGCTTTTGATGATTTTAAAAAATATTTAGATGATGCTGGAGCTTATATTCATAGTTATCATAAATTGGAAATACCTAAAGATCAAAGAAAAGCTGTATTTGATGAAGTGATGATTAGATCTAATGAGGAAGTGTATTATCAAAATTCAGGCGATATGGATAGTGTAAGTGAAGCTTTAGATGGATATATTGGAAGTGGTGCTGCCAGACCAAAATACGAACAATATACAGAAGCTGGTGGAGAAGCTTATAGTGAATTAGTATTTACACTTTCTAAAGGTGGAGAAAATGTTGGAGGAAACTTTCCGATAGAAACACCTATTACAAAACGAGCATCAACATATGAATTAGATTTAAAAACTTCTCCTCATTTTAATGTATCTGGAGAAATAGCTCATGTTAGATTTAAAACTAGAGAGCAAGGTAATATAAAAATTTTATCAGTTGAAGAAATGCAATCAGATTTAGTTCAAGGAACAAAACAATTTAATGAGAGAGCTATAGAAAACAAAAGACGAGAGCTTATTCAAGCAGAAGGAACAAGGCAAATTGAAAGAAGAGTATTTGAAAATATGTCCGAAGATGATGTCCAAAAAATGCTTAAAGACAGTCCACCAGAAAATTTAATTAAAGACTTTCCATTTAGAAATAACTGGTACGAATTAACTTTAAAAAGATTAATTAGATATGCAGCTGACAATGGTTTTGATGCAATATCAATTCCAAAAGGATCTGTTATCCAGGATAGATATGGATTAACAAGAAGAATAGATGACTTTAATATTACATACTTTGATGAGATGAGAAAAGAAGTAGGTCTAATGGCAAGAGATCAAAATGGTACTACTCAAATTGATGAAATTTATACTTTTGATAGAATTAAAGAAGAGTTTGGAGAAGATGTTTTAAATAGAGTTCTAAAAAAAGGACCTAATATTAATGACGATGCAGATAAATTTGTTGATTTACCTCAACAAGATTATCCAAATATTAAATTAGCAAAACAAATTGAGATTGGTGGAGAAGGTAAATCACAATTATATAATAAAACCATTCCAGCTTTTCTTAAAAAGTATGGCAAGAAATGGAATGCTAAAATTTATGATGATAGTTTAGAAGCTTTGCCTAGTCCATCCATGCCAGTTACAGTTTTTGAAATTACACCAGAGATGAAACAATCAGTACAATCAACAAGTCAACCTCTGTTTGAATTGTTTGGTGGAGTATCAATCGGAGCTTTAGCATCACAAGCTGTATCGGATAATATCGAAAACAATATTATTTCACAATCAACAGAAAATATGTATTAAACAAGTATCTTCAAATATTTGTTTTTTCAAAAAATTATAGGAATTAAATAACATGGTAGGAATAGTTAAAGCTATTGTTAATGCTGCTGGGAAAGGTGGACCAAAACCAAAAAAGTTTCCTCCAGGAAGTGAATTTACAAAAACAGATCAAGAAACATTATTACAAGAAGCTCAAAAGAAAATTGAAAAAATAGAAGCAAAAGAAATTAAACCAGTTGATACTTCTGGATTAGTTAAAAGTTCAGAAGAATTATTAATATCTGGATCTAAAGTAGCTCCTACTCTAACTCCAGATAATGTTGTTAATAGAAAAGTAAAAGCTCCTCAATCATCAACAAAAAAAATTGATGAGTTTATGAGTGAGGAAGAAAAGATTTTAAATAATGCTGACTTAACACCAGTTAAAGAATTAGACGATTTTAACATCAATACATTTAATACTTCCGATGATGTATTAAGATCTATCAATGTTATCTCTAAACAATATTCTAAAAATATTAATACTAGAAAAAGAGATGTTGTAACCTGGAAAGAAACAAACGAACTAGCTGATTTATTAGGAGAAAACTCTGAAACACTAGCTGGTAATCTTTTAAAGTTAAGACCAGGTACTGCTCTTAATGCTACTGAAATAAAAGCTGCTAAAAACTTAATAATTTATCAACATAAAAAATTAACTGAAATAGCACAAAAATTAAGAACTGGTGCAGCATCTGATGATCTTGCTTTAGAGTTTGCTAGACAACATGCGGTAACAGCAGAATTAACAAAGGTTTTTAAAGGTGCACAAACTGAAATAGCAAGAGCTCTAAATATATTAAAAGAGCCAGTTCAAGAAGGTGCAATAAGAAATTTAGATTTAGATGCTTTAAATAGAAATAATATTTTAATGCAAGTTGGCGGTAAAGATACCATTCAAGCTGCTGCTGAACTTTATTTAAAAACACCAACATTAAGTAAGAAGATTGCTTTTGCAGAAAAAAGTTTGCCAGCAAAAACATCTGATGCTTTAGTTGAGATGTTTCTTAATAATATTTTAGTTGGTTTATTAACTCATGTTAAAAACATTGGTGGTAACTTTATTTTTAAATCTCTTGCTAGAGCAGAAAGAAGATTTGCCTCTATGCGATATGGAGGAAAGACTGTAGATAGTGTTGCTGAATTTGAAGCAGATGCAATGGCATTTGGCGAACACCTTGCAACAACTAATATGTGGAGAGCTTTCAAACAAGATTTTAGCAAGTTAAGTTTGAAAAGACCAATAGAATTATATAAAAATTTTCCAGCATTCAAAACTAATGTTGCTGGATCTAAAGTAGAAAGTCCACCAGATGCTTTTTCTTCAAGAGGATTTGGAATTGAAAGTGTAAATGTTTTTACTAAATCATTTGATGTACTTGGAAAAATTTTAACATTTGATCGTATTCCTTATAGATTTTTACAAAGTGCTGATAACTATTTTAAAACTGGAGCTTATCAAGCTGAAGTATATGCAATGGCATATAGAGAAACTTTAAAATTAGTTAAGACAAACGGAATACCAAAAGAAAAAGCTGCTGACATACTTGCCTCTTTAGTAACTAATCCACCAGAATTTATAACTAAAGCTGCTTACGATGCTGCATTAGAAAGAACATTTCAAACTCCATTAAGTAAGAGAAGAGATGTTGTTGGAGATGCTACAAATTTAATTCAGAAATTTAAAGAAAGTAAATTTTTAAATCCATTGTCTATTATAACTGCTCAATGGTTTCCATTTTTAAGAACACCAGCAAATATTGTTGGATCTTCAATGGAGAGAATGCCATTTTTAGGTGCTAATAGAATTTTAAGTAGTTATAGAAGTGCATTAAGAAAAGGTGGAGCTGAAGCTGAACTTGCAAAAGCTAAAGCAGCGACTGGTTGGGCCTTCATGGCAACCTTTGTTCCATTAGGATATTTTGGAGTTTTTGGTGGATCAGATGTAGTAACTTATGGTGGCAGAGATGGTTACTTATTAAAACAAGCTTCAGGCAAACAACCTAAAAGTTTTAGATTTCATAATTTCTTAAATGAGAAAGCTCCTAAAGTTGCAGAGATAACTGGATTAACTGGATCTAAACTTCAAGGTAGTGTTAATGGATTTGAGCCAGCAGTATTATTAGCATCAACCGCAGCAGATGTTGGAGCAATTATTGCTGAATTAGAAGATGATTGGTCAAGATATGAAACTGACAAAGTAAGATTATTAACTGACTTTTTAGCAACTTATGCTCTATCATTTGGAGAAAATATTTTAAACTCTTCAGTATTGTATGGAACATCAACATTAGTTGATACGATTTCTCAATTAAAAATGTCCGAGGATAAAGGACAAGTTTTAATAGAAAGAGGAAAAAAGATGGGAGCCTCTGTATTTCCTTTCGCTACATTCTTAAATCAGTTTGAAGATTTAGGAGAAGCTGAACAAAAAACAGAAAAATATGGAATTGTTAATAGAGATGATTTTGTAAAATTAAATGTAGAATTTAAAGATATGATCCAGAGAAATTTTCCTGGATTTGAAAATGATTTGCCATTGAATAGAGATTGGCTTGGAGATGAAAGGATGAAGTTTTCTGTTATGTCATCATATACAGAAGATCCAATAAATGTTGAAGCAGCAAAGATAGGTTATGAGCCTTCTCCACCAAGAAAAAAATTAATGGTTACTGTTGATAATGTTAAAACAAAATTTGGAAACATACCTTATTCAATCGAGGTTAGTGTTCCGTTAAAGAATAAAGAATATGCTCTTTATCAATATCTTATTGGCAAACAAACTAAAAAAAATTTAACTTATTTAATTAATGAAGATCCTCTTTATTTAAAATCAAAAGATAGGTTAGAAAAAAAAGATGCAATGGCTGATGAAGTAAGAGCAGCTAAAACAGATACAACAGCAGATTTTAAATCGGAATTAAATCCATTATGGAAAGACATATATCAACGAGCAACAAAACTAGCCATTAAGAAATGGCAAAAAGAAAACATAATAAAAGCAGAGGAATAATAAATTGACTATATCAACTACAATAATTAAAAGCAGCTTAAATGGAAATGGATCTACATCCGCTTTCACTTATAGTTTTAAGATTACTGATGATGACGACATCCAGGTAATTATTAGATCAGCAACTGGTGTTGAAACTGTAAAATCTAAAGGTACTCATTACAATGTATCTGGAGTTGGAAATAATTCTGGAACTGTAACTTTTACTAGCGGTAACATACCAGCTTCTGGAGAGACAGTTGTTTTAAGAAGATCTACACCTAAAACTCAAGCAATGGATCTAATCGATAATGATCCAATGTCCGCTGACACTATTGAAACTGCACATGATAAAGTAATTTCTATAACTCAAGAACTTCAAGAACAAGTTGATAGATCTTTAAAATTATCAAGAACGAATACAATGACCAGTACAGAGTTCACTACTTCTGCTACTGATAGAGCTTCCAAAATTTTAGCCTTTGATAGCTCTGGAGAATTATCTGTTGCTCAAGAACTTGGAAATGTAAAAGGTAACTGGGCTGCCTCTACTTCTTATGTTCAAAGAGATATAGTTAAAGATACTTCTACTAATAATATTTTTATAGCTTTAACAGCTCACACATCAAGTGGATCTCAACCATTAACTACTAACACTGATAGTGCTAAATGGTCTTTATTGGTTGATGCTGCCTCTTCAACAACAAGTCAAACTGCTGCCGCTTCATCTGCTACAGCTGCGGCCAACTCTGCAACTGCTTCAGCTAGTAGTGCAACTGCATCGGCTAACTCCGCAACTGCTGCCGCATCCTCTGCTACTTCAGCTGCTTCATCTTTAACAACTTTTCAAAGACAGTATCATGGAGCTGCAAGCTCTGATCCGTCATCAAATTTGGATGCTGGAGATCTATATTTTAAAACTGATGGATCTGGATTAAAAGTTTATAATGGTTCAGCCTGGGAAGATATAAAACCTACTTCATCTGAACAAACAAATATTAATGCTTTAGCTGCTAGTGCAGTTGTAGCTGATATGGCTTTACTTGCAACATCTGACGTTATTGCTGACATGGCTTTACTTGCAACATCTGATGTAATTTCAGATATGAATACTTTAGCAACAAGTGATATTATTTCTGATCTTAATACTTTAGCTACATCTGCA